TCAGTACACCCCCAGAAACAGGTCACGCCAGCGTATCACAGCGGTATCGCTGCCCCCGGTGCCGAGTATCTGCAGTTCGTTGTTCCCGGGGACAAGCTGGAAGAATTCGCTATCCACCGTAAGCAGGTGATTGGCGAAGGAACCGTCGGCGAGAGTTACTGCGCATTCCCGGGTATCGACGGTGCAGGCCTGCCCCGGGGACTTCGTGAAAGCGATATTCTTGCCGGTGGTGCGGTTGTAAATCAGCGGCGCAGAGCCGCTCGCGGGGACGTCCACGCAGAATGGAGCAGCCAGCCCACAGGCATTGTTTATCGTTATCGCAGTCGCGGAAGCGGCTACAGAGACCGAGTGTTCCTGCACGTCTTCCCAGTAAGGGCGGTCGGCAACGAGCGAGAACGTCGCCGAAAACAGGAACGGCAGCACCTGCGTGAGGTTCGGCGTTTCCGCAGCGCGGCACTTTATCCTGCGGGAATTCGTGCCGTCCGACCAGACGAGCCAGCCCTCGTGCAGCGGGGAAAAGACTTTCAGCAGCTTGTCCCAGACTGCGAGCGCGCCCGCGCGGGAATACTTCCCGTCGGTCATCGCGGTGAATTCCACGGGTACGGCGACAGAACGCGCATTCAGCGACGTGGAAATAAGCCGCTGTCCGTCGAGGTCGACCGGCTTGTAAGCTATCGCGGAAGCGCCCACAGATGAGCCGTCGAACTGGTCGAGAATAAGGTGCATGGTCCTGCTCTCGCTGGAAAACTCAGCGGAAAGCCCGTTCACAAGATTGGTAAAGGTAAGTTTTTTCAACGCACACTTCCTTTCAGATAAAAGGAAAAGCACCTACAAACGTAAGTGCTTTTGGTTATTTGGTTGTATCGTTATTCATTGTCGTCCGTCAGTATCAGTTTGGGAGGATTGTTCAGATCAATACCCTCAATTTCCTCTGCTGTCCATTTGAGAATATCAGAAGTTGTCGCTTTAGGGTGTTCTCTGATGAAGCTTATAATGTCATTGCGCCTGTCAGGGTAATCACGTACTTCTGCCATAACTCCATAAACAAAGTCCGAATAGCTGTCTGAAACCTGCAATAAAAGCTGTTTTAATTCGTCCATGTTAGTTTCTCCTCTTGCTGATGAATGTGTAATCATCAAATCCTCTATTTACGAACTTATAAGTGAAATATTGATTTCTCCATATTGAATGATGGACGCATATTTCTCTGCCCTCATATTTTCTATAGTTCGTATTTATCTCGCTGACGATCTTGCGGTATTCGCCCTTGCTCATGCGAACGCCCATGGGGACGCTCCCGGCGAATTTGCCGCCCTTGCCTTTTACCCAGTTGGTTTTCTTGCGTATTTCTGTTTCTATTATATCATGCTGCGCGCCGCGTGTCAAGGTGTTCTGAGAGGCATTCTGGGTAATTCCGGTGTTCGGCGTGATGATATCTCCGGATTTCGGGTCGTAGAGGACATCGGCAAGACCAAGTTTCATATAGTTGAAGCCCAGCGGCGGGAGGTTCTCGCGGTAGCGCACCTCGTCAATGCTCATGATGTTGTTCTGGAGCGCTACGGAGTACGCGTTGAAGCGGCTCGGCATATCGCCCTTGAGAAGTTCGGAGGTGTCGAGTTCGAAATACAGCCCCTGCGCCTTCTCGGCTTCAGTGAGAAGCGACCTGTTCAGCGCCGCCTGGTAAGCTTCCACCACAGGGACTATCGCCGTGCGCACCGCGGACATGAATTCCTCTGTAGTAGCCTTCCCGGACACCACCGCCGATGACAGTCCGAACGCCTGCGCGATAAGTTCAGCGTTGGTAAGCTTGTGTTCGTTCAGCTGCATTTCCACGGAGGAATTACCGCTGGGCGCGAATTTCACGCCGTCATTGAGGACCACCATGTTGTTCTCGTTGGAAGCGTACATCTCGCGCCAGCTTCCGCGGAGTTTTTCCATAGCCGCGTCCGAAAGCTTGCGCTCCGACTGCAGAAATCCCTTTTTAGAGCCTCCTGTCTTTGCTACGGTGCGTTCGTATATCATCTCGTCGTAAGCGGTGACGAGCAGGTCGGGTATCTGCTCCAGCAGACCCACGCCAGTCACGCCGTTCCTGCTTTCGCGGGTGAGTATCACGAATTCCCACGGGTAATACTGCTTCCCACCGACGTTTATCATTGCTTCCTTGAAAATCGGGTCGGCGTTCACGCAAACGCTGACTGACTGCTTTCTCACATATCTCAGTGATATCACCCGGGTATTATATTTCTGTATGTACATAAAACCCGAGCCATACAGCAGCATGTCCTGTATCTGAGCCTTGCGCGCTTCGTAGGCTGTGAGCAGGTCGCCCCCGTCGTCGTTCAGCAGGGAAACGCGGCTGTCACCTGTGATCTCTTCTGCCTGCTGATGTACCTTGCAGTCCCTGTAAAGCTTGACGGGAAGCCGCGCTGCCGTACCTGCTACAAAGTCCACACACGCCGCAAAAGCCGCGACCGACATAGCTTTTTTCTCGTCCATCTGACTGCCGCCGATAAGGGAACGCAGCAGGACGTCGCTGCATTCCGGCTCGACGGAAACGCTCTGTTCCGGCTCGGTCTGTCCCGCGGAACGCTTCTCGCGCCGGAAAAAATCCCAAAATCCCATTTAAACCTCCTATATAGCCGATGAAAGCTTCTTCATGACCGCGCTTGCTATCTGGTCTGCGGTCTGGTTGACTGCGTTCATCACCATGCTGATGTTGTTGTTATTCACCGTAGAAACCGTGGAAGCTGTCTGCTGCGCTCCGGTACCTATCGCGCTGAACACCGCGGAAGCCGTCCGCAGCGCGTCGTTGAGGTCAGCCGTGCCTTTTTCGTAAGCTTCCTGAGCCATGGTGTAAACGGTGCTGAGCTCGTCCTTCAGATCCTCCTGGTTGCGCTGCCACTGGGTCTCTTCCTTTTCGTCGAGAAGCTCCTGCTTTTTGTTTTCCAGCTGCTGGCGTGAATAATCGTCCAGCCGGTCGTACTGCAGCTGCTTTTCGATATCGGCTATCTTTTTGTCAGTATCCTGGTCCTCGCGGTCGCGCTCATGCTGCTTTATGCGGTCGTCGATAGCGGAAATTGCGCCGTCGTAATCGGATTTCAGCGTGTCCAGACGGCTCTTGCTCTGCTTTTCCTGATACTTGCGTATTTCAAGGGTAGCGCTGCGCCACCTGTCGGAACTTTCGTCCAGGTATTTATCCCGCAGCTGCGCAAGGTTCTGGTAATATTCCTCCTCGGTGACGTACCCCATATCCAGCCGCCATTTGAGGTACTTTTTATCGCTGTCGTAGGCTTCCTCGTTGGGGTCCTTTCCGGTATGCCGTGCCTGGTAGATCTCCGAAGCAGCGTCGCGCCATTCGTCGGAATTAGGGTCGAGCAGCTTGTTGGAAAAGTATTCGATAAGTTCAAGGTACTTGTTCTCGGTTATCTGCCCGGTGTCCTGCATGTACTTGTAGTACTTCTTGACGGATTTGTAATCCGACCAGTCAACACCGAAAGCGCCTTTCTGGGTGTTTTCAGTGGTGCTGCTGCCGGCGTCCGCGTCTGCGTCAGCGCTTCCGGAATTCTGGTTCTGCCTGCGGTATTTCTCGGCGTATTCTTCGTTTCTCCATGAGCCTGGAGACCAATTATACCAAGGGTCGGTAGCCGCATTATAATTGCTTACTACTTCCCGGTTGCTTTCGGCAGCCTCTTTATACTTGTTGTAAGACTGCACATATGAGTTATAATACTGCGACACATATCCGCCCGCAGTATCAAGCCCTCTTTTTTGGAACTCGTCAAGGATTGCCTGATATACCGCAAATTTTTCCTCTGTGCTTCCGGAAACATGTACGCTGTAATCGTCGTATCCTCCCCAATTTACTGCGTCGTCAGTGACCGAAATATTTGCATTATTTTCAGCCAGGTCGTTGAACATTGTCCTCACTCGGCTGTCACGAAGCGCCATGGCAGAATACGAAAATGTCAGCGGCGCGCTCATGTCCCCGGACGAATTGGTCCACACCTTTTCTTTTTCTTCGTTTTCCTGCGCAACATAACTGTTATAAGCTTCCGTCGCATCGTATCTTGCGTCTTTGTTTTTTTGGTCTGCAACCTGCTCAAGAATGTCAAGCTGCTCTTCGTATTTTCCGTTTACAAGATCGATTTGGTCGGCTTCCAAACCGTATGTTCCAATTAAGGTATCCTGTATTTCTTTAAGGCGCTGCTTTGCCTTTTCGGTATCATCGGTGCTGCTTTTCAGCGATTTGTATTCATCGACTAATTCACCGATATCGTCAGCGGCGTTACGGCTTTTCTTTGCTGTTTGATTGAGTTCATCGGTCTTTTCGCGCAAATTATCTATAGCGCTAGAAGTGTTATCCGTCGTAGCAATAAGTGTAATCAGCCCACCAACAAGGGATAAAACTGCAGCTGCGATTGTTACATATGGATTAGCAGCGGCCACCGCATTATTTGCAGCCTGAGCGGCAGTAAGAGCCTGTGTCGCCGTTTTGGCAGCACCCATGGCGGTCGTAACGCTCTTTACAGCGCTGGCAACGCCTGAGATGGTATTTCCAATGGTCATAACAGTCTTGAACGTCACCATAGTGCTGATTACGCCTGCGATAACATTTCTGTATTCCACCAGAAAAGAAATAAGATTTGCAAGCCCCTCTATCGCTGCCGGAAGCCCTGTCTTTGCAAAATCAACAAGCTGGTCAGCTGCATCGCCCACACTGGTAGCAATGCGCTCAAAAACTTCATCAAACTCCCCGCTGTCAATTCTCTCAGTCAGCCCGGAAAACAGTTCCGTGAACTCGTTCACCTTGTCGCGTATCTTATCCCCGAACTTCTCATAAACCGCGATACCAAGCCCCTCCAGCGCGGACTGCATGATAGTCACGGCACCGGAAGTGTTGTTCTGCATTGTATCTGCCATCTGGGCGGAAGCGCCGTCGCATTCTTCAATAGCAGTGCGCAGTTTGTCAACGTCGCCCGCGCCGGAATTCATCAGCGCCAGCAGACCTGTCATGGCGTACTTGCCCGCTATGCTCTCGGCGGCAGTGGATTTCTCCGACTGTGAAAGCTGCGAGAACGCCCCGCGCATGTCGTTCAGGATATCGGTGAGCGAGCGCATGGAACCGTCCGCGTTGCTGGTCTGAATGGTGACTTCACCGAGGTTCTTTCCGGTTATCTTCACCTCGTCGGAAAGCTTCGTGAACAGCGTTCTCAGCGCGGTACCTGCCATGCTGGACTTTATGCCGGAATTAGCCATAAGCCCGATAGCTTCCGCGACGTCCTCGACGGAAAAACCGAGCGCGCCCGCGATAGGAGCGCAGTAAGAGAACGTTTCGCCCATCATGGAAACGTTTGTGTTGGCGTTTGCGGAAGCGGCAGCCAGTACATCGGAGAAGTGGGCTACATCTTCCGCTTTCAGACCGAACGCAGTTATAGCGTCGGTCACGATGTCGGAAGTCTGCGCAAGGTCGCCACCGGAAGCCGCAGCCAGCGAGATAACGCCGTCGATGCCGGAAAGCATCTGCTCAGCGTTCCAGCCGGCCATCGCCATGTAATTCATAGCCTGTGAAGCTTCAGTAGCGGTGAATTTCGTGGAAGCGCCCAGCGACTTTGCCTTATCGGTCAGCTTCTGGAATTCCTCCCCGGAAGCCCCCGCGATAGCCTTGACGCCGGACATTCCCGCTTCGAACGAAGAGCCTACATTATAGCAGTATTCCGCAGCAGTTTTCAGCGATGAAGTCAGCTTGCTGATTGCGTTCTGAATGGCAGAGGAAGCGAGATTAGCCCTGAGCACGTCCCCCATGGAAGCGGCAGCGGACTGTATCTGCTGTACGGCAGTCTGCTGGTCCTCCAGCTCGCGGTTGGTGTTGCGTATCTGGCTGCGGAGCTCCTGCTCAGTGGTACGGAGCGTTCCCAGCGAGGAAGTTGTCTGCGCGATACGGTCGCGGAGTTCCTGCATGCGGTTTTTCTGTTCGGTTGTCGCGGTGTTGCCGTTGTTGGTTTCCCTGCGCAGCTGGGTGAGTTCTTTTTCATACTGCTTGATCTCGGAATTCGCCTGCTTTACCGCCTGCCGGGTCTGCTCCATGCTGGTGTTCAGTTCAGTGAGCTTCTGTTTCAGCGCATTTGTTCCCGTGGTAAATCCGGCAGTGGAAGCCGAGAACCGCGCCGTTAAATCTCTGTCAGCCATTGTCCCTCCTGATTTTGGGCATAAAAATAGCACCCTGATCTCTCAGAGTGCTTTGTATATTAAGTTGTTGTATAAATCATAATGCCGAAATAATCAGCCAGACGATCGTGAAATATGCGCAGCCGATCATAAGCAAGGCAATGATACACACATACTTTCGTATCTCGCGGAGATAAAACTTTTCGTCCCTGGTTTCATTGGGAACGTTGCCAGATTTTACGATCAGACGAGCAATAACGAAAAAGATGATGGCCGCAATAACAAGCGCAATTATCATTCCAGCATTAAAAGAACCAGTAGTATTTACGCTGGAAACTGCAGATGAAATCCACATTACAGGCTACCTCCAAATCAAACAAGCATTAAGACTTCTCTTTCATCAGCCGGATAATAGCGTTCAGTCTGGCGACCACCGCGCTGATACCCAGAAGAATAATCCCAGTGACAGCCAGCATTACGCCGACCATGATCCAATAAACGCCGAATGCGTTTGCGCCTATAAGCGTTGATATTCCGACGAAAACGCCCAAAAATCCAAATGAGATCATTATAATACCCCAAATGAGCATTGCGTTTTTTGCAGAAATGTCGTTAGGCAGTTCGATGAGCTTCTTGCACTCATCGCAGTAATTGACGTCGTAGGATTTTCCGCAGGTTGGACAGATGTACTTCATACCCATGTATCTCCTTTTATTAAAATTCGACACCTACCAGGTGCGCCTACATTATATCACGGAATATTCAAAATGTCAATACTGCACCCCGAAATCATCTCCGGAAAGCATATCCTGCTGGAGCAGGAACACCGCGTTGATAAGCGCTACGACCATATCCACCTTGCCTGCGGAGCGCTTCTTGTTGACGTACTTGTTGAGGTTGGTGTCCTCGGTGCAGCGGGCATTTGAGAAATTGATTTCAAGCAGACGGTTATAAGCGTAGTAAAAATCGTTGCGCAGGATATATTCTTTCAGCAGTTTGGTAGGTGCGTGGAGCACACTGGAATGCTGCTTTATCTCAACGCATTCTATCGGGTTCCGCTCGTCGGCTTCAAGCTTCTGTACGGTGGATATCGCGTTGTATCGGTCGAAACCAAGCTGCACGATATTCACGCCGTACTTTTCCGGCAGGTCGAGAATGAACCGCTCCACAAAGCCATAGTCAATGACTTCACCACCGCACGCAAAGCACTCGCCGTCGGCGATATGACGCGCGTAATCCACCTTTTCCTTTGCGGACTTCGCAGCTATACGGTCCTTGGGAATAAAGCTCCACACCTTAGCCCAGATTTCTCCGCGCCCGTTTCGCGTGACCATTGCAAGCGCTGTGTTATCCTCCGTCTGAGAGAGGTCAAGCCCTAAGTAAACACTGCAGCCGCGCCAGAAATCAGGAGATGTCGCATCGCTCCTACGCCCGCGCTGGAGCGCCATCTGGTCAACATATCCCTCGGTGCCTATACCCTTGTATTGGATATTGCAGTGTTTGCACAGGAAGTTTTCCCGCTTGTTCTCGTAGAGGACTGCCAGCGCCCTCATGTCCCGCAGCGTGTCCATAAGGTCCGGATTTCCCGCCGCAACGGGGTTAGCCTGGAGAAGCACGTTGTCGTCCTCCTGCCAGTCGTTCTTTATCTCCTCGTCCGGCTCGAACAGCAGCGCGAAGTACTTCCGCTTGCCGTCGTAGATACCGTCAAGCTGCTTTTTCGCTAGGTCTATTTCGTCGGTCAGGCCGTTGCTGTCATTCGGGTACTGCGTAGAGATCAGGATACCCAGCTTGTCTTTCAGCACGACCTGCGAGGAACGCATTGCTTCCACCGGGTAGGAGTCCATCGCGCCGACCTCGTCCGCGAGGAACAGGTGAGCGAGTTTACCGTCCAGCTTGTCGTTGGAGTAAGCAAGCGGCATGTATTCCGTTTCCGTGAAGCTGCACCGTATCTCCGCGCGCATCACCTTGAAGTACGGCTCCAGCAGCGGGGAAGACTTGATTATCTTTTTAATGGCGATTTTCAGCTCCGAAGACAGTTTCAAGTCAGGAGCTACAGAGAAAAGGCGCGAGAACTTCGGCAGTTTCACCATAGCCAGCACGAAAATAACGCCGGAGGTGAATGTCTTGAAGTTCTTCCGGGCAATCTCAAGCAGCCCGTCCGAATAATATGAACGCCCGTCCGCGGCTTTCGTGCAGAACAGCGCCGTAATGAAGAACATCGCGTAATCCTCCAGCGCTTCCGGCATAGGCTTGTGGAGGTCGGGGTGTATCATCAAACCGAGGAGCGCTATAGTCTGGCTGTATTCGCGCTCATCGACATACGCGCCGGGAGTGTTTCCGTCCGCGATATCAAGCCACGCCTGAGCCTGCCTGCGGACATACCTCCCGACCGCGTGATTATCCCCGCCGGAAGCCCAGACGGCGTAATGATAAGCTCTGCTGCCCTCTATTGCCGGCGTCCGTGCCGGCTCTTGGGGCAGCTTTGCAGACGTCCTGTCTGCTCTGCTGTCCTTTATGCCCACAGTATCACCTCTTTCGGGCAAGCGTTGCCTCCGTGGCATGAAAAAAGTGCCCCACCGGAGCGCTTACTTGGATTTCTTGCTTTCTTTCAGAAGCTCGTTAATCAACTTCCGGACTACCTCCGCACGCGTGGTGTGGCGTTCCGCGCAGAACTGCACAAGCTGTTTGTGCGTTTCGGCGTCCATTTTGACCCTGAGTTCGATTTCGTAAGGATTTTCGAATTTGAATTCGTTCATTGTTCTGCTCCTTTCGGGTAAAAGAAAAGCGCCGTGCATTGCTGCATAGCGCTTAGTAATTATTCGGCTTTTTCAATATCGCTGCTTTCCAGCCATTTGACCACATCTGTAACAGGTGCGTTCTTCGGCTTATTATGGAGTTCTACAAGGTATATCGGCACATCTTTCCCACCGTTATCATCAATTTCAACGATACTTGCAAGTTCGCCGGTCACCTTGATTTTTACTGTATCATATAATTTCAGCATTATATCACCCTCTATCTATCAGGATATGCGGTTATGAATCGTGGTATTTTTGAGCCTTCGTCACGCTGCCAAGCGGTAAGAACCATTGCCTTTCGGTTGATCCCCAGCGGCATTGCGACTTCATATGCTGTAACAGTATGTCCATATCGGTTTTCGATACGGCTGACAGCAGGCGCTGTTTTAAGTCCCTTGCGAATATCACTTTCTAATCTGCGAAAGTTCCTCATGTTATATCCGAGAGAATTGAAAAACTTTGCCTTGCCCGGAGATTTACTAGGATTAATGAGATAGTTTTTCAGCTTATTTCTTGCGATTTCAGCATGTTTCCCATTGGGGAGCGGCTTTGCTCCCGAGCTTGAACCTCTGCCGCCCATAACCTCTGTTACCTCCGATTATATCACATTCAAATCTGAAAATCAAGCCCGATAACGGCGCAGTTTGTTGGAATATCCGCGACCGCTCACAAATTTGCCTCTCATTACATAGCCGACCAGTAATTCCGGTGCCTGTTCACGCTCTTTTTATTTCCGGATATTTCTATATTCATCGTGGCTTCAGCCTTTTCACGCGCTTTGGAATATGTTTTCTGGATTTTCTCAACCTCTGAATCCGACAGTACAGCAGCCTTACCAGAGCCAATAGAATTGACTCTCTTGATTATTCCGCTGACTCCTCCCAACGAATCATAGGCATTCTGCATGACTTCGGGCGTGCCCTCACCTGTAACGGAGTTGCCTCTTCTGCCGTCCGCATAACCTACAATTCCGTTGATTGCAATGTAATTCTCTGTATTGCCATCAGAATCGGTAATGCTAAATCCGTTGTATTTGGCATTACTCGCCTTAGCCCCGCTTGAACTACCTCTGCCGCCCATTCTTAACCCTCTCTTTCATCTGCTTGAAAAACGGCTCAACGACCGTTATATTGTCCTCCGTCATGAAATCAAACCTCTTGCCGTAAACCAGTATCTCCGACGGCTGTAACCGCGTAATCATCTCCTGATATCCGGCTACAAAGAAATCGAACGCCGATTTGTCGCGCTCAACGCCAACTGTGGATATAGCGACCGCGCTGCCGTGCGGCTCGCCGTCAAAGCACCACTCCCAGGATTCCGGAGCGCTCCAGGATATTGTGGGAATCACGACCATTCCCCGGGACTGCCAGAACGCCCCGAGCCAGTGCTTCCGGTAGTGGTTCCATATCTGGAGTATCTGTGGCATATCGACATAGGTTGAGAAATCCGGCGTAAGGACTGCGCCGAACCTGCTCATCACATCAGCGTACCGCACAGGTTTTTCCCAGACAGCCCGGAACTGATAGTCGTCCACAAAGAAATGCACGCCGGTTTCCGGCTGAGTGCCTTTCATTCCGCGCGCGTAATTGAACCCCGTCCATTTTACGCCCCGCAGCTTTTCCGGAAGTATCACCGGAATGCCGTATCTGCCGTCAGTCATGCGCGGCTGGAACACTCCGAAATTTTCAAGCCCTGCCGTACGCCAGTCTGTCACTCCATCCCCTCCGTATCAAACATCTGCATTCTCTCCGGCTTCTTCATATACCCCTTAGCGACCGCGAACGCCTGCCAGCGCCCGAAAAGTTCCCGCATTGTGGAGCTCCAGAAGAATTCCTCCGGCTTGCGCATGATATCGCAAACCATGCACCTGAGTAACTTCATATCCGGCTCTTCCGCGCTGGGCTCGGGAATATCGACGACCAGCGGGTCACGTTCAGGGAGCGCCAGCCGGACTGCCTCCTTGATATGTTCCCACAGCGCCCTGCCGCCTGCTTCGTGCAGTATCAGTTCCGGCTCGTCAGGATATCCCCCGACCCGCAGGAACTCACACAGCACCGCCCCCGTGATCTTGTCCCCGAAAATATCGGAATACGCAATGCCGCGCTCCTCCAGCCGGAGAAACGCGGTCATGTCGTATCTGAGGGAAATCACCGAGCCACCGCATTCAAAGCGATAATACTGCTTTTTCAGCTCTGTCAGCATGTCAGCCGCCTACCGCTGAATCTGCAGTGTAAAACTCGGCAGTCGCGAACCACTTCGTGATAAGCTCCGCCTGTGTGCCGGGGTCAACGCCGCGGCACTTATAGCAGTCCGCGTGCGAGCTGAGCAGCGGGGAGTATGTACCCTTGATGTTCGCGGTGGTATAGCTTATCTTCGTGCCCTCTCTCTGCTGGCTGTCCTCGCCCTGCGGCATAAACTTCACCTTGGGGAACTTGTACAGATTTACCTTTCCGTCCGGGCGCTCCGTCATGTACGCCACGCAGACATACGGCACGATGTCGTCAGAGCCGGAAATGCTGGTCTTTTCTGTGGTTGTCTCCTTTTCGCCGAAAAGAAATGCCTCGTCGCCCTGCTTGAACCCGCGAATGACGATATCAATGTCGCCGCCGTCCTTTGCAACATAGTCCTCGACCTTTACGCCGTCGCCGTACTGCGAAGCGGTCTCCGTCTTCGGCGTGTACTTTGCGCTGTTCAGTTCGTTTGTGAACGCGTGCGCGTCAGTGCCGTATGTGGTCGCAGTCTCCGAATCCGTGAGCTGCTCCCACATAGTCAGCCTCTTTACGTTTATACTCGATCTTCCCATTGATTAACCTCCATTGTTCCATTTGTGCTTTGCTATCTCCAGAAGCTTCTCCCGGAAATGCTCGGCGGCTTTGTCCTTTGCTAATATGAACCCCGGCTTGATATGCGGCGTCTGCGGCGGGAAATCGCCTTTCTTCCTTCCGAGACTGTCAGTTGATTTCATTCGCCGCGCGGACTTACCCGGTCTGCCGTATTCGATAACGAGCACCTCCGGGTGTTCACTTATAGTCTCGCTGTCATACCCGATATTCAGCCGGTAATATTTCTTTGATTTCGACCACTGTTTTACTTTTATCAGCGCCGCAAGGTCGGTCGTTCTGTTCTTGAAATGAGCCGCGGACAGTAGGCGTTTCTGCTCGGCTGCTATCATCTCTGCGGCTTCGTTTGCGGCGTCGATCGCGCCGGCTTCCACCGCTTCGTTCATCTGGTCGAGATCCCGGACGAGCAGGTCTATCTGCTGCTGGAACTGCTCAAGTCCCAGGTCGAACATATCGTCAGCCATTGTCCTCAACTCCTACAAAATCAAGGTAGTAGTGCGTGACGTAGGGAAACAGCGTATCCGTCCCGACCTGACCGCCGGAGGAATACCCGAACCCCGCCGCCCGCATAGCCGCCTTTATTTCCTTGTACAGCGCAAAATCCAACGCCGGAGTGAACACCGCAAGCCTGCACAGATACTGCGTTGAATTGTCCTCGCCCTCTGCAAACTCCCGCGGGAACTCCGTGATATTGTACACCGAGTATTTCTCCGGCTCGTCGTTCGCGCTGAATTCGGGGGTGCGCCCGTAAACCGGGAGCACCCCCGCAAGCGCGTTCTCAAGCTTTTCTGCAATGTCCACCGGCTCACCCCCTGGTCAGCGAAAGCTTTATGTGAAGCTGATTTGCGGCCGCGCCCGTTGCAGAAATCTTATAGCGCACGTCCTGATATTTCGCGTGGGTGTAATTCTTGTATTCCCCGCGCCACATTACAGCGGTCAGCGAGATATCGTACCCGGCGGCAAGTCCCTGGAATTTCGTCACCGTTCCCGGCTCTGAAATATCAGCCCAGACCTCCGCGCTGTCGGTGATTATCGGTTCGCCGCGCCCGGGCGGATATTCCAGCGTGAGCAGGGTCAGCTTTTTGTTAAAACACATCGCGTCCTCCTACAGATAATTCACCGAATGCATATCCAGTATCTGCCGCTGGAATTCGTTCATCTGAGTTCCTGCGGTCATAACAAGGCGCTGGGAATACATTTCATTCACCATATTAAGGCATGCGACGGTGATATCCGGAAACTCGTCCAGCTGCTCCTCAGAAAGCCCGGTGTAATCAGCCGCAAGCCTCTTTGCAGCTTCCAGGTAAACCTTAAGGAGTTCGTCGCTGTCGTTCCCGGAAACACCGCAGTGCGCCTTAATTACGCTTAGACTTACCTCGCTTATCTTCATTCAGCTTCACCTCGTCAGGGGTATCGGTGATTTCGTCAGGAGCAGCAGGAGCTTCCTCGGCGGTATCTGCGCTTTCCGGCTCTATCTGCGGTGCGGGTGTAATATCCACCATAAGATAGGTGATATGAAGAAGCTCCTGGATAGTCTCGCAATCCTCGACCTCGCGGGTCTCGCCCGCATGCATGCTAAAGGGCTTCCCGTTGAGGAAGCCCGAAAATCCCTTGACTGCTGTTGCTCTCATGCCTGTACCTCCTTACGCAGTCTTCATCTTGATAGCAACAAGCTTCTGAGCGTTCTCGATTTTCGCGTCAAGTTCCATCCATGCAACAGCGCCGACCGCGTGCTGTGTCGCGTACTTTTCGAGCAGAAGTTGGAGCGAGAAGCCCTCGGAGATCTTGACGGCAAGTCCGGAGAAATCGCCGTAGTAGATAGGGGTCTTGCCCGCCGCAATGCTGTCCACCGCGTCAGAGATATACACCGGTCTGCCGAACAGGGTATACCCCCACTTGGTGGTGGCGTCCTTGTTGAGCAGGTAGTTGCCCTCGCCGTCCTTGAGCTTGCGGATAGCAGTGCGCGCCGCCTTGCTCATGATCCATACGCAGTTCGGCTGGAATACATCGGGGACGGTGTCCTGCGCGTCGATAAGCTCGTCGGCAGTGATAACGGTGGAAGCCGCAGTTGTAATTACCTGAGTGATTCCGGAAAGTCCCTCGATCTTGTCGGTGGTACCCTTGATAAGCTCCTTGTCTATCCACAGTGCGAACTTTTCCGCGATCTTGCCGATAACGTAGTCAACGATGGGGAAGTTGCTGTTGTTGATGAGCGAACGGGAAATCTTGGACAGCGCACCTACAAGGAATCCCTTGAGGGAAATGCTCTTGAACTGTCCGGCGGAAGATTCCAGGTCGTTGAACTCATCGGCGTAAGCTACCGTTATCTCGCTGGTGCTTTCGTCATAGTACGGAATGTTCAGAGTACCGCCGATGTTGTAATGAGTAGCGAGACTGAACAGCGGGGAAGTCTCCTTGACCTTGTCGATTATCTTGTTCGCGATGGTAGTCGGAAGAACCGCGCCGTTTGCAGTGGCAGTCCAGTTTGTGTCAGAGCGCGTCTCCATCTGTGCCGCTCCGTTAGAGCGCAGAAACTTCTCAAAAGAACGGATTTCATCAAGCGCACGCTTTTCCGCGTCCGCTTCGTTGTTCTCGCCGTCAGCGGGCTTGAATGCTTCCATGCCACGCTGCTCATCAGCCGCGTTGATGGTGTCGGTCAGGCTCTTTACCTGGCTCTTTGCTTCGTTGAACTCAGCGAGCTCCTCATCGGTGAAAGCACGGGTCTCCCCGCCCTCGTCCAGCTTGGCAAGCATTCCGTTCATCTTCTCAATGAGCGCGGAGCGCTGCTCCAGCAGTTTCTTTAAATTGTGCATATAAACCTCCTGTAAAATAAAAAGGCGCGTCAGAGCAGTGAAAGAAGCTCTAATTCGTGCCTTGCCTTATCTGTTTTTGCCGTGTTGTCGTGTGTTTCGGGAGCCTTGCCCGGGTCGTCAGCGGAGCGCGTTTCAGTTTCCGAAATATCCTCCCCTCGGAGTTCCACAGACGTGCCGATGTACGCGGGAGTTACCGATAACACCGAAACCTCCTTGAGGTCGAAATCGTCGAGCGTGCGGCGCTGTAAGCCCTCCCCGGAATCCTCCCAGCGGTCTTTTGCGTTCGTGAACCCGAACGACCAGCCGCGAAGTTCTCCGCGCTTAGCCGCCGAAATGACCTCGCCGTCGGTAATGACCGCTTCGGCTTTCAGCCCGATGTTGTCCTCCGAAAGCTTCAACGAACCGTCAGCAGTACTGCCGATGTCCCGGGAATGGTTGTACATCAGCCGTATTTCCGGAGCGCGTTCCAACGCACGTCCGAAAGCGCCGGCGCTTATCTTCTCGGTGAAATCAGACTTCGCACGGCCGCACATTCGCGCCGGAAGCCTGCGGCTCTCGCGCTCGACGGCGTTGACATACCCGCTGATGTGCAGGGCGTTACCCCGTATTTCAAGCTGCATTCTATCACCTCCTTTCAGGCATGAAAAAAGCGCCGTGCTTTCGCATAGCGCTCGTGTTATTTTACGGCTTCAATTTCGTTGCTTTCAAACCATTTGACTACCTCTGTGACTGGTGCGTTTTCCGGTTTTTCGTGAAGCTCCACAAGGTATATCGGTACGTCTTTGCCGCCGTTATCATCTATTTCGACAATGCTTGCAAGTTCGCCCGTTGCCTTGATTTTTACCGTATCGTACAATTTCAGCATTTTATCACCGCCTTTTATTTATCCGGGTATGCAGTAATGAACCGTGGTATTTTGGAACCCTCGTCACGCTGCCATGCAGTCAGAACCATTGCTTTTCTGTTTACACCAAGAGGCATTGTAACCTCATAGGCTGTGGCAGTATGTCCATATCGGTTTTCTATCCGCGCGACAGCAGGCGCGGTCTTGAGTCCTTTTCTAATATCGCTCTCAAATCTGCGGAAATTTCTCATGTTATACCCGAGGGAATTGAAGAATTTAGCTTTCCCAAGTGATTTACTGGGATTCAGAAGATAATTTTTCAGCTTATTTCTGGCGATTTCAGCGTGTTTCCCATTCGGGAGCGGTTTCGCCCCCGAACTAGCCCCTCTGCCGCCCATAACCTTTGTTACCTCCGATTATATCACATTCAAATCTGAAAATCAACCCCGAAATTGCCGCAGTTTAACCGCCTCCGAGGATAGCCGCAAGCGGATTCTCTTTCTTCTCGGCGTTGCCCTTGGGAATAGCCCGGAGCGCCGCCGCGACTGTCATGCCGTTTTCTTTTTCGAGGTCGAGCATCATCTTGCGCTTCTGCATGACTTTATCGTCCAGCTTGTTCACTTGCGCCAGAAGCGCGGTGTACTGCTTCATGAATGCTGCGTCGTCCTCTGTTTCTCCGGCGTCAAAGCGCTGTTCCAGCCTGTCCATAAGCTGATGGAGTCGCTCTGTTTCTCGCTGGCACCTGTCCACCTCAGAAAACAACTCGCAATAGCGGTTGACGATTGCGAAATAAAGCGCGTCGTCCTTGCCCACAGCTTTCATCAGCGCAGATACCCGCTTGTATTCAGCGTGGGCTATCGGGTCAGCCCTGACGTTCGCGCGCTCGAATCCTTTCTTACCGGAAAGCATGTCCTGTTCAGCCTGCTGTCGGGCTTCCTTTTCGGCTTTTGTGCGGTGTCCGGTTGTCGCGGCGACCGATTTGCTTCCTCTGGGCATTTCTGCACCTCCTAAGGCTCAAAAATTATATCGGGAATGTTTTACTCTCTCTCCCTCGCGTTGATGTCAAGTCGAACCTCGACCTTTTGACGCCCCCTAGGGGGGGATTGTTGAAAACTCGCCTTTGAAATATTGAAAACACCCGATTCTGCTGAAAAGTCCGGGCTACTGCGGTTGAAAACTCTCGCAAGCCAGCTTTTTGAGGTCAGCGGCTTTGATGGCTCCGCGCTCTGCCTGCTCATGATGATATCTGCATAGCGTGATGAGATTGTTGTCATCAAGGCGCCTGTCATAATCTGCGGCGAGTGGTGTAATGTGGTGAACCGATAAACCAGACGTACATATATCACCAGCAGCATAGCACACGCGGCAGCAATGATAATCCCGGTCGAGTATTGCAGCTGACTTTTTGCGCCAGATTTGAGTGTTCCGGAATTTGTCTGCGCTGGAGTTACGGGCGATCATCGGCTTGCAGCGCCGCCCCTCGTGTATTTTATGGCATACTGTACAGTAGCGTTTCATCGTCATGCCCCCTAAAGAAAAGAGCGCCCATTTCTGAGCGCTCTGCGATAATACCAGTATACCACAGGTTAATCGGACAAAACGGACAACTTACATTTTCTCCATAAACCTGCTGTAAATTTTGCGTACCCCGTCCGGTGAATTATTTCCCCCGACCTCATAGGCGACGCGCGTCCAGCCGAACAGGCTCACGCAGCGGTAGTAGACTATCTGCCTGGTCAGGCTGTCGGGAATATCGTAGATGAACGCTACTGCTTCATCGCGGCGCTGCTGTATCTCCTCGCGCTTGAGTTCTATGCGGCGTTCCAGGTCAACGCGCCTTTCGGCAAGCTCTCCGACCTTGTCGGACGTTCCGGAACTGCTCCCTGAATTCGGCAGCGGCGACCTCACCAGTGAACGGCAGCGGAGACGTTCAAGCTCCTGCTCCCACATTCGCAGTTCACGGTGAAGGTAGTATATCTGTTCCAGTTCTTCACGGGTCATTGGTATCCACCCTCCTGTTCCAAGCGTTCACCGCTTCTTCTATGGTGTTGCCCCGCATAATTTTGTGACACATATGGCAGCGTATAAACCACTTGCCGTTCTCGTCTTTTTCAACTTCGGGGCAGTAATTTCTGTCCCCACACGAACAACGTTTAAGGTTTTCGACCTCATTCTCGTCCATCTTAGCACCGCAGTTGCCGCAGTAGTTTGTTATCTGAGCGTTTTCGCCCTGCTCGTGGTCGTAAGTAAACCCACAATTAGAGCAGTATGGTTCCTGTGTATGGTAGCCTTTCCAGTGTGCATGCACCACTGGCGCAGCATCAGCGGTAGGAATAGTGTTTACCTTGATGATAAAGTCAGCCACTGCCCCATACAGGGAAATCTGCTTATCCTCCTCTGCGGTCGGAACTGCGTCTAACAGCGCCTGACGGTCTATGTATTCACTCATTCTGTGTCCTCCTTTCCGCCCACAACGTCCAAACCATCGACCGCGTACCCGCCACACTTGCATTTAAGTTTCTTCATCATCAGCCCTCCGGTTCCAGACATTTATCGCGTCTTCGTTACGGTTAAAAAGCGCTGTTTTGCACCCGCAAACGGTGCACTCCACTTTAAATCCAACACGAAAAATGAAGGTCATGTTTGCCTCGCCCCCGCAGAACGGGCAGGGCTTCAACGTGATTTCAGACATTTCAAATCCTCGCTTTCGTCTGCTTTATTTTTCCGCACTTCTCGCAACGCTGAACGATAAGGAATCCAGTCGGATTTTCGCTCCGCTTGCCATCCGGGTACACGGAATATATTTTGCTGCCGCCGAGCACGGTGTATTTGTGTTTACAGAATAGCAAGCTAATCCCCTCCGTCCATCTTAGCGCCGCAGTTGTGGCAGTAAGGGGTTTCGAGATACGTCACAATCGGCGTGCTACAATGCGAGCATACAGTATCATGCCCTCCATCGTCTTTATCGACTCTTTTCCAGTACGCATGCACCACCGGAGCGACATCGGTAGTAACAGACTTCTCAATCGCTTCGTTTATACTTTTCCGAATAGGAAGCATTACTTTCCATGTGCTAAAGACATACGCCAGCTTCTTTTTCAAAATGCGCCTTGAAAGAAATATATCACTCATTCTGTGTCCTCCTTAAATTCTGGATTGTCGTAGATGTTGCCGAGAACCTCGAACTCGAATTTATTACATATCGCATAACGCATGCCGGATTTCGTCTTGCAAACATAACGTGCTTCTTCCGACCAATACATTACGGAGCCTGTAAAGGAACACGAACGTGCTTTCACATGCACGATATCCCCCTCGAAAATCTTCACGCAGTTGCGGTCTGTCAGCCCAGTGAACCGACCGACGGTCGAGGAGGCTACTTCCGCCACATCAAGGTCGTGGTCGTCGTCGGGAAAGAGATACCCGATATAGGCTCTTGATTTGTCGAACTCCGGGCGAATTAGATATCCCTTTACCCACTCGCCGTTGTCTATCCGCTTCCCGCGGAAAAGTATCTCACGCATTGATATCCTCCAATCTCACAAGAATGCGGGGTTCGCAGCCGTAAAACTTCCGGACGACCGCCTCGCACACGCACTTATCATCGTCGTAAGCCACGCCGTTCAGAGCGTCGCAGACAAGCTTGCCGATGTTGTCCCAGTCCGGTTTTTTGGTCGGACGTATCTTCACGCTGAGCATATCTGCACGCTTGTATTTCGGCGTGCTCTTCGGAATGCCCATCACCGCGAAAATCGAAATGCGTAGCTGCGAACCTTCCGAGAACTTGTACCCTCCAGCTTCCCTATATGCCCGTTGGATAAGCTGTTCATGAAGCTTAGTTTCCCTGGGCGTGTATGTAGTGCCGGAAACTCTGCTGTGCCTGGGCCGCTGCTTCCCGAACGGCTCGCCGGGTACTGTGAATTCAACTTTCATGTATTCCCTCCGAATACTGTTCCTGCAGTTCACGCAGGATATCTTCCTGATCTATGCTGCTGTTCTGCTCCGGAACTCCGTCCGCGATGAGCCATTCGGCTATTCTCGCGTAGGAGATACCGCCGGATATTCCCTTGCGCTGCTGCCAGGACTGGTACTTCTGCTCGTACTGGCTTACGGCGCGTTCTCCGTATTTACGGACAAGCTGTTCACGAGTGGGGGAAGGGGCAGGCGGCGCAGCCGGCCTGCTTTCCTTTCCTTTACTTTTATTTTCTTTACTTTCCTTTGTGGGATTATTGCATACATTAACCGGGGTTTCTGTTGCAATAACCGGGGTTTCTGCAACATTAACCGGAGTTTCGGACGCACTTTTTAAACCTCCCTGAGCACTTTTTTCAAGAAGGCTGTATTCTTCGATTTTTGGCAGGTTACGTTCTTTTGCTTTCAGGTATCGCAACTGAATACTTCGAGAGGTTATCACGTTATTCTGCATAAGCTCTGATGAAAAGAGATTACACTTAGCACAATAAAGGATAACGTCTTTTACTGCCTTCTTGTCCCTTGCCCATCTGTTCCCGATGGACTTGATCAGCAGCCCTGCGAGCTTATCCAGACTATCGAAGCGGTAATAATAACCGTTCTTGTAGATAAGACACAGCAGGCGCAAATAAATCACTTCACCCAAGGGACCATATTCATTCTGGAGGTCGAAGATCTTGTCGTCCTCAAAAATATCCACGTCCAAAGAAAAGTACTCCAAACCGGGCTTTATCGGTCGAGCCATCTTTTCCTCCTTGGTTTAAAACGGATAATCGTCCGTAGCAGCATTCGCGAAATCAGCCGCGGGAGCCTGCTGTGGAACAGGTGCGGAAGGTGCAGGCGCTGCCGCCTGTCCGCTTGTATTCCCGCTGGATTTCTCGCCCGTGAAACTTACGCGTTCCGCTGCGATCTCGTACCAAGTGGACTGGTTTCCGGATTTATCCGTGTACTGCCGGGTCTGCATTTCGCCCTCGACGAGGATCATCTTGCCCTTGCCAAAATACCTGTTGACAAGCTCCCCGGTGGAGCGCCACGCGACCACATTGAAGAAATCTGTCTTACGTTCCTCGCCTTTCTGCTGGAACCTGCGTTCAACAGCTATGCGGAACGTGCAGACATTCACGCCGTTCGGAGTCGTTTTCAGTTCCGGGTCGGAACATATGCGCCCCATCATTATCACTTTGTTGTACATTTCCATGCACTCCTTTCGCTTATATTGTCCGTCGCGCGGAACTGCAAATTACTGCAAATCAGCAGACCTCGACCTCTACTCCGGTCAGGCACTGTATTCTTTTTCTGAACTCCGCTGCATTGCTGTTGCCGTCCGAAAGGTGGCACAACCAGATCTTCCGCAGCTTTGAGAGATCGCACGCCCGAAGGAAATCTTCCAGGTGTCCGATACTCATGTGCGAGGATATAACGCGGTCTGCGAGCATTCCCGGCACTTCGCCGGAAGCTACGCGCCGCCGCAGGATTTCCGGGTCGTAGTTGGCTTCGCAGAGAATATGCGTTATCCCGGTGAATTTATATTTCAGATAGTAAGTATCCGTGAAGTACAGCAGCTTTTCGTCCGTGACCGTGCTTTTCAGCAGGAAGCCCAGCGGTTCCGGGGCGTCGTGCTGAGTATCGAACGGAAGCACCCGGAACGTCCCCAGCGTGAACATCTTCATTGATTTCACCGGAACAGCGCCGCTGATATTCGCCTCGCCTATGCACCCGGCGCTTGCACATACCGTTATTCCGCGGAACATAAGTTCACGCGCGGATTTCACATGATCGCCGTGGGAGTGCGTCACCAGACACCCGGCAACGCTCCCCGGCTTGAAATCTATCCCTGAAAGTATCCGCTTTATCGGTACCCCGCAGTCCAGCAGGAGTTTTGTTACGCCGTCAGAAACTATGTAACAATTGCCCTTGCTGGAACTGCCTAAAACCTTGATTTCCATCAAAAGTCCTCGTCAGCGGGAACCGGAGCGGGTTCTTCCGGAACAGGCTCGGGAGCCGGTTCGTCGGGGATATCGATATCGGTGCTGAATGCGTTCTGCTGGATCTCCTCCTCAACGATATCCGCACGGGTCTGGGTGTCGTCGTACGTCCTGCTTACTGCCTGAGCCAGCAGGCTGCTGTCGTCTGAGCTGTTGATGATGTACTTGCACGCGCGGTTTACTACTGTCTTCACCGCCATGCTCGCCGGGTCCTTGCCGTGCGTGCTGTTCGGTTTGACGTTGCCGCGCTCGTCTATGGGATTCATCTTCGACCTGCTCCACGCTGATTTTATCTCGTCAAATGTCATGACGGTGGTATCCTCAGTATCCCCACGGAATATGGAGCAGTACGCCGCCTTTATCCTGTTCTTGTCAATATTCTCCAGCTTCTGGCGGTGCGTTGCGATAATGGTATGACCGCGCCGCTTCTCAATCTCGAAAATATCGTCATTGTAAACGACATCATAGCAGATATCGGTGATGGACGGGTCGACCATTTTCGCAAGCTTCATCGAGCCGAAATACGACCGCTGTAAAGTAAGTTCGTTGCCGTAGGGAATGAAATAGCACTGATTTTTGTCGGGGTTCAGTCCCTGATAGAGCATTGACAGAAGCGCGTTGATAATGCTTGTTTTGGTGCAATTCTCATAAGTCGCAGGCTTACTCTGCATTTTGAGCCACGCAAACTTCATCGCGTTCTCGGCGGAATATCCCGCCGGAAGAACCAGTTCTCCGCGGTTCACATATCCGCGCACTTTGTTTTCCACCACATCGAAAACTTCCTGCTTAATGGCTGCTAACTGATTTCCCATGATTTTTATCCTCCTCAAAAAATGTTATCTGGTTCGGGTCAGGAGCCGCGTGCTCGGCTTCGTACTTAGCCTTGCAGACATGCCCCATTCCGTGCTTCAATCCGTATTCCGAAAGCAGAATACCGCCGCAGCGCAGACACCGTGCCGCCTGTACCGTGAATACTTCAACTTCCTGCTTCATGCTTCGAACCTCAGGACCTTGTCCGCTTCCGAGACGATCAGCCGTATCGCCTGACCGTCCGAGGGCGTGAGCGCGGTAACGCTTTCGGCATTATCGCAGAACACCGGGAGCGCTACTCCGAAATACTCGCCGAGTACATTCACTATCTCGATTCCGGCGTTGATACGTGCGGCGCTGTTCGCTTTTTCATATTCCACCAGCCCGCTTTCGCAGGGAATGAGAACCTTGCATATCTCCTGCAAGCCGCCGTTCTGCTGCTCGTGGGAAAGCTTGAATTTAAGCGTTTCGAAGCGGGAGTTTATGCGCTCGTCCAGCAGGGACACCTTAGCCCGGATGAACTGCTCGCAGAGATATTCGCCCTTTTCGCAGGTCGCATATTCTTCCGCAAGGGACTTCTGCTGCGCTTCCAGTTCCGCAATGCGCCTGCGGATATCCTGAGCCGCGCGAGCTTTGTAAAGCTTCTCCTTGGCCGTTGAGAGCCTGTCCGCGATGTCTTTCTGACTTTTCAGCAGGTCAGCGGGTACCTGGGTTTCGCCGTCGTCCTTTATTGCCGCTATCTGGGCGTTAAGTTCGGCGTATTCGGCGGTGGATTCAAAAGCGCTGACCGGCTTGCTGTTCCGGAGGGCTTCGAGTTCTTCCACAACGGCGTTGTATTTTTCATCAAGTTCGGCTGTCTTCGCGGTGACTTTTTCAAGTTCTTCCTCCAGTGCCGCGATCATATCCTTGTGGCAGGTCGTTCTTGCTTTCTCTATCTTCGCGGACAGTTCCTCGGATTTGCGCTGATTGAACTCAGCAACGGCTTTCTCGACCTGTTCCGTGGGAAGCTTCTGATGGCAGCAGGGGCATGTGTCGCCGTCGGTGTACTCACGCGCGCGAATTTCAGCGCATTCAGCCTGCAGCTTGTTACGCAGCTTCCTCATTTCCTCAATCTGGCGCGGCAAGCTTGATTTCTTAACCAGCAGCGGGGAACGTTTTGAATACACCTCGTCGCGCTTTTCGGAAAGTTCTGAGAGCCTGGTAATATAAGCGCCAACGCGTTTGTTGTAGTCGCTGAGATATTCCGTGCGACGGCGTTCAAGCTCCTGCCTGAGGGCGTTCCGGCACTCGTCAGCGGCAGTCGGTGTATTGTAGGCGGATATCTTCGCAGTGATGTCCTTTTCCTGCTGTTCGAGTGCGGAAATTTCGGCTTCAGCGGCGGATATCTCGGAAGCTGTGAGCGCTCCGGAAGCTGCGTTCTCGTTCTCGGTGATGCGCGCCGGAATTGTGTCCAGTTCCTTTTTCAGCGTGGTTTTGCGGGACTTCGCTACTTTCAGGTAATCGTCCACTGTGTGACCGTCCAACAATCCGGGCAGCTCGGAGATCTCCGGAGTGGAAGCGATTACGTCCTCGTCCCGAACATCTCCGCACATATCCAGCAGCAGCTTGCGGCGTGCTTTCCAGTCCATGACCGCCGGGAAATACCCGACCGCTGTCAGCGTTCTGAACTGCTCTGCACCGCCAAAGAGCGAATCAACATCGGCATTGAACTCCTTTTCTTTCAGCGGCACATCGTCCTTGTAGTATGCGGTTTTCGTCCCTGTGAGCTGTGCTGTGACCTCGCCGCGCTTCTTCGTCCATACTTCCGTAAGCACCCGGCGGTACTCGGTGCCGTCCGTGAACCTCACCGTGACGGAAGTTTCGAGGTTATGTATCTTTGCGTTGGAGCTGTCCAGCGGCGCGGGGTCGAAATCTGCGGTGCCAGCAGCGTTCTTTCCGGTGAAAGTCCATGCGAAAGCATTCGCGATGGTGCTCTTTCCGGTGGCGTTATCGCCGTATACCGAGAGATCAGCGCCGTCCGGAGTTATCTCCAGCGACTGTATTCCGCAGAAATTCTGGAGTTTCATGCTCTGTATCTTATATTCGTTCATGTTGTTTTATCCTTTCCCCGTGCTATCTCAGTCAGGATATCCACGGTCAGCTTGTTGCGCTCTTCGGGGGTGAGGTCGCCAGCGTCGGTGAAATGCCCTTTTGACTTTATATCGTCTATATCATTGAACGACATCTGACCGCCGTTCTTTTCTGCTTCCATGCGCTTTGCCTTGTATTCGTTGTACTCCTGCCGATATTCATAGCTTCTGCCGAAGATATTCCACGCCGCCCTGACAACGTTCGGCTCATAGGGGCGTATCTTTTCGAGGTCGGCGACTGCCTTGTAAGATATCGGACAGCCGCAGCAGCCGGTTCTTGTCAACCCGTAGACCTCGTACGCGTCGGAATACCGCACGCCGTACTTTTCCTTGTACCATGCCTTGTCAGCGTCGCTGACGTAGTACAGAGGGCGCAGCCGGAACTGACCGGAACCCGTTTCCGTGAAGCACATCGTGGTGCAGTCCTTCCGCGGGACTGACCTCATTCCGCCCTCGTCGCGGCGCTCTCCGGTGATTATCATGTCGTAATCTTTCTGGACTGCGTGCGCGACTTGTTTCTTGCAGTAATCGCAGCATTTCGCGCTTATCCGGAAGCCAGGTGGATTTTCGCCGATGAAGTCCCGCATGTACTTGGAGCTGTTGATCACAAGCTGTATGTTCGGGCGAGGTTCTCCGGCGCTGTTGCAGCAGCAAAGGAAATTTATCACGCTTTCGCATTTCGGGTAACGCTCTTTCAGTTCAGCGCGTTTTGCCGCTTTATCTTCGGCGTCCTCGTACTCCTGGGCTATCGAAAGAGGAATGCATTTCTTCTGCCATTCTGACAGCCCGGCGGACATTATCTTTGATACGAATGGAATGCCGTATTTGCGTGTTGCCTGGACGATACCGACTTTCGGGCGGTATGTAGCGATTTCAACGCCGTACTTCTCGGCGGTCGCTTTCACGTGGTTCTTTGTCGCAGCCATCTCCAGTCCGGTGTTGAAGAACGCGTACTTCACCGGCGGCAGGCTGAATGCTTCCCTGGTGCGCTCAATGAGGTCGAGCATGATGTCGCTGTCCGAGCCGCCGGAGTAGCTGCATATAGCGTTCGGGTGCTGTTTCAGCCGTGTTGCGATTATTCCCATGATCGCCTGGAACTTGTCCGGCGCCGGGAGGTCTGCGTAAGCAGGGCGGTCTGTGTACACCCGGCTTCTGTATTCTTCTTTCATCAAATTCCACCTCCACACATCTCCGGCAGATTAGCCCGTACCAGCGCCGCCGGGACTGGCGGTGTGACCGCGTTTCCGCACCTGGCTGTCTGCTTTGACTTTGGATAAGGTCTGCCGCTGTCGTCATGGTCGATTATGTAATCTTCCGGGAAGCCCTGCGCATTGAACAGCTCACGCGGCTGGAGCATTCGCATTTTGATGTCGGTGATTATGTATTCCTCGCCGTGTATCGTCACCAGGGCAAAGCGGTCTTTTGTGGTGACGGTGTCCAGCGGGCTGTCTACCGGCTTTGCTGTGCCGTTCGAGAAGTACTTCACGAGGAACGCCTGAACCTCTGCATGGTGCGAGCCTCCCGCCGAAACGGTCGTCAGCGGCTGATCTGCTGGCTGACCGTCCATTCCGTTCCGGAGCGTCAAGATATGCGCTGTCACAAGGCTGTTGTGATCCTTAGCTGTGACCGTGTCAAGAGGTTTGTCCACGCCGCTTCCTGACCCTGCATAATTCCCACCGTAATTCTTCATGATGTGAGCGACTGATAGGGCATATCTCGGCGATGTATCTACTGTCATGAGGGGTTCGTTCAGTTCCTGACCGCGCACCTCATCGTTCGCCGTTTCGCTGTGATACTGTATCAGTGAGGGAGCGACCATATAATTCCGGTTTCCGGTAGTGACCGTTGGAAGCGGTGTGTCAACTGCTGCTCCGGCATTGCCGGTATTGTTACACATGATTGTTGGAGTGACTACGCCATATCCGTTTTTCGCTGTAACAGTTCCAAGCGGTTCGTCCGCCTTTTGTCCCCGGAAGCCCTCGCCGGAATGGTTGACAGTTACGATGAACGGCTCAGGATTATTGATGACGAACTTTTCAATGCCTCTTGCAATGCGGCGCAGTGTGTTTTCAGCAAGGGGCTTGTCCCGCTCGAAAATGCTCTGTGCAGGTATACTCCAGTCGATACACTCAGCGGCGGTGTGATATGGCTTCAAGCCCTTGCCGTTTCCGTGGGTGGGCGGCGGGAATACGATGGGTTTCCCGTCGCACCGGGCTATCAGATAAAAGCGCGTCCTCGTTGTCGGTGCTCCGTAATCGCAGGAGCGGAGTATGCGGTACTCTGCATTGTAGCTCAGCCCCTGTTCAAGCATTGCCGCTTCGGGGCTGTCCGGGCTTATCTCCAGCGTTGTGCACATCTCCGTGAATGCCGGGTGATCGTGCGGAATTCCTGTTGTGAGCGCTTTTATGAAGCTGTCAAAGGTTTCTCCAGCGCGTTCCTTTATGGGCTTGTTATCAGCCCCGAGGGGACCCCATGTGCGTATCTCCGGAACGTTCTCCAGCATTATGACGCGCGGACGGACTTTCAGCGCCCAGCGTATCGTTACCCACGCAAGACCTCTGATGTTTTTGTCAACGGGCTTCCCACCTTTAGCTCGGGAAAAATGCGTGCAGTCCGGGGAGAACCACGCCAGCCCGACCGGATTTCCGGCGCAGGCTTCCACCGGATCTACCTGCCAGACGTCCTCGCAGTAGTGCTTCGTGTGTGGGTGGTTTGCACGGTGCATTGCGATGGCGTCAGGATCGTGATTTATCGCAATGTCTACGCTCCGTCCTGTTGCCATCTCTATGCCCGTGGAAGCACCGCCGCCTCCGGCAAAGTTGTCTATTATCAGTTCCACTTGACTTTTCCTTTCGATTGTGGTACAATACCACTGTGAATATTTTTTGTTTGCCGCTTCCCGAATTGCCGTTCAGGAGCGGTTTTTCTTTTCCCATGAAATAACCGTCTGGGGTGCGCAGCCGAATCCGCGCTGTATATCCCGGAGCGACAGCCCCTCGCGGTGCGCTCTGAGTACTTCTTCGCGGATATCTTCGGGGTAAACGTGCGCGCCGTATTTTCTTACGGGCACATCTGTTTCGCTGATCCATTTCCGGACTATGCCGTGCGAGCAGCCTATAGCCTTAGCGCATGTCCTCAGGCTGTTTCCTCTGCGGTACAGCTCGACCGCTGTGTCTCTTTGCTCTGGCGTGTACATTGCTTGTCCTCCTTTCTTCGTAGTCATACGCGAACCTCGCCGCCAGGATAGCTCCTCCGCTCAGGACAGCGGAGCTGGATATAGTCGCCCAGTATGTAGCGCCGTCAAGTCTGCCGCTTTCCAGGGCGACTATGGACAGGAGCATACCCAGAAGTCCTGCCAGGAAGCTTGTGCCGATTATTGGTTTGAGTATCTTCATGACGTCACCTCTGACCTATCAACTGGATCTTACCACGAAGGTTCTGAGCGTCCCAGATGTTTCTTCCCAATGAGGTTATGTCCTCATCTGTCAGTACACCGAGATCATCAAGGATATCCCGCATGCCGTCAGCCATGTAGTAGTAAACTACCTCGGTGCCTGGACGGTATTCCGGTGCTTCCTGCTTGTCAGCAATAAGTCCATTGATGGATTTAATGCGCTTGTTGACCTTATCTCTCGCTTCGTTTGCGGATATTTTCATACCTTGTGTCCCTCCTTTTCGAGTATCTGCACCATCTCACCGTAGCTTACATGCCGTTCCGCTGCGAGCCTTACCACCTGCGAGATCGTAAGCGTTCCGGAAGTAGACTCTGCGCGCCTGGGCTTTCTCTCCATGCTTATTTTGCGCACCTGCTCGCGGCACTCGGTGCAATACACCATCTTGTACTTTTCCGGGAGTTTTGCTCCGCATCTTACGCAGCGGTGCTCGGACTTGCGCAGGCGGTAGCGCTCCTTGGCCTGCTCTGTCATGTCTGCACCTCCTCAATGGCGTTCATGAATTTCATGAGCTGCCCTTTGTCGTAGCGGTAGGTTGACCCCACTCTTGTAGCCGGTATCTTGCCCTGCCGCGTCAGGGAACGTACGCTCTGAACGGTAAGCCCGAACAGTATCGCTACGTCCTCGCTTTTTAGCACTGGCGCCACGCTTGCCCATGTGGTGGGCGGACGGCGCTTGATTTTAGTTGCCATAGCTACCTCCTTAAAAGCTCCTCGACTGTTATTCCGAAGATCTTCGCCAGCGAAATGACCTCTATGTCCGTGATGAAGCGCTGACCGCTCTCCATGCGCTGGACTGCGTTCTTGTCGATATTAAGTCCGATTACGTTCAGGCGGTCGGAGAGCTCGCGTTGGGATATCCTCAGCCCCTTGCGGAGCTCTGCGACCTTTAAGCCGGCAATGTTATTTCTGCCGTCTGATGTGCGATTTGTAAACATGGTGTTTTCCTTTCACTGCTCATGAATTATGCCTTCGTCGCCTTAGCTCTGAAAGCATTCCGTCCGGTTTCTTCCTTGACGATATCCTTGACAAGCTTGCAGGCTTCGGCGGCGTTGCGGGCTTCTACCTGCATATCGCACTGGTGTTCCTTGCCGCCGGACTTAATGTAATAGATAACTGTGTAATTAGCCATTGCTGGATCTCCTTGTTTTTACTGCAAGCACTATATGTGCTCTTTGGGCTCAAAAAAAATCTCCTGAACGGTTCTGTGAAAGTGGTTAGCGATACGCACCTTCACTTCATCACGGGGTATCCTTTCGTTTCGCTCGTACATCGCCCACGCGGACTTTGTTACGCCTACTTCCTGTGCCATAGCCTCCTGTGACTTATCTCCGCGGAGTTCTCTTAACTTTTCTCCGAATGACATTCGTGCTCACCTCCTTGAGCACCTTTTGTGCTCTAAAGCTATTGTACACTATTTGTGCTCATTTGTCAACTAGTAATCAAACAATTCCCATCCAAATTATTGGTGCACTTTTTGTGCACTGTGACAATTGATTTTTGTGCACCAAAAGTGTATAATATAGAAAACGTATGTTAAGGAGAATGATATGTCAAAATTTTCTGAAAAGTTTAGGGAGCTTCGTAAATCAAGAAGCCTTTCACAGCAGGAACTTGCAGATTATCTACACACGTCTAAAAGTAGTGTGAACATGTACGAACGTGGCGAAAGAGAGCCGGGGTTGGAAATGCTCGAGGCTATCGCGGACTATTTTAATGTTGATATGGATTACCTTGTTGGAAAAGCCGATATAGCAAACAAAGCATTATCCAACCCACCCTTTCCTTTGCTCACCGACCGTGAGATAACGGTAGCCCTAGCGTATCGAAATCACCCAGCAGAGCAGACCGCAGTTGACCGAATACTCGAAATCGATTGGAATGAATACGAAACAGTGCGGGCAGCTTCTAGATCTGCCGATGATGATCCCATATCAGATATGAAAATACCGAAATCAAAGATAAAAGCAGCGCTTGCTGATAAGTCCATCAAGACTGACGACGACCTCTGACACATTTTGACAGCTTATAGTTCAGCGCACCTATGGCATAATAGCCATGAGGTGATTATGCTTGAACTACGGAGTATACCAAAATGTAAGAGACGCCGCATGGCAATGTCTGCTTGATGCAGAAATCACAGAGCTGCCAGTATCGGTCACGAAAATCGCGCAGCACTTTGACATCAAGGTAGCAAAGAACAGTGCGTTTAATCTGCTCAAACCATCGCAGAGCGGTATCAGTTTTCGGACCGGAGACGGCGAATGGCTGATAGTGTATGAAGACGATGACGCCATCGGGCGAAAGAGGTTCACCATCGCCCACGAGCTTGGCCACATTCTTCTCGGGCATCCTCTACGCGAGGGGGAACAGCACACAAGGGTATTCATTAAGGAACGCCCACAGATAGAGAGTGAAGCGGACATGTTCGCGGCTCGGATATTGTCGCCGGCTTGCGTGCTGTGGGCGCTCGACCTGCACACGCCCGAGGAGATTTCGAAGTGCTGTCAGATAAGCTACACAGCCGCGAAGTTCCGTGCGGAAAGAATGCAGATACTCTATGCACGGCAGAAGTTTCTGACTTCGCCTATCGAACGGAAGGTCTTTGAAGCATTCAGACCGTGGATAGCTGAACAAAAAAACCGTCCTGACTAAAGGGCGGTGTACATAGGAGGAACAAAGCAATGTCAAACATAGTAAATGACTATGTCTGCTTCGACCTTGAAACCACCGGCTTTGGCAAAACCGCCGAAATAATAGACATCGGAGCAGTAAAGGTCAGAAACGGAATTATTATTGACAAATTTAGCGAACTTGTGAAGCCGATAAATCGGATATCCGGTGTAGTTACTGCTCTCACAGGTATTTCGCAAAAAGACGTGGAAAATGCTCGCAGGATATCAGATGTCCTTCCGGATTTTCTTAAGTTTATAGAAAACGATATTCTGCTCGGGCATAACATTGCATCATTTGATATCCCGATAGTACGGCGAAATGTTGCTGTTGAGATGAAAGTAGCATTTGAGCCGCAGTATATAGATACTATGTATTTATCAAAAGCCGTGAGCGGCGTTCCTGATCACAAGCTTCAAACCATGCTTGACTACTATGGCATTACTAACGCAAGAGCACACCGAGCGTTTGAGGACTGCGAAGCTACAAGCAAGCTTTTTGATGCTCTGGTGGCTGACGGCATTATGCCTTGTGTAAGACATAGCTACTCATACACGAATATCGAAGCCGCTCAGCCTGTCCCAGTGAAAGAAGATATCGCCGTGACAATGGGAACTGAGAAACTTTCATCAGTGGCAGGGCTGCGAATCGCTCTTACCGGAAATTTTGAGTGCTGTTCCAGAGTGGAAGTCGAAACGGCTCTTGCCCAAATGGGCGCAAAGCTTACTAATTCGATATCTTCCAAAACAAACTATCTCATTGTAGGAGGTTTGGGCTCCGACAGGTGGAAGTACAATAACGGCGGCGGGAAGATACAGCAGGCTACACAACTGGGCGTGAAGATACTTCCAGAAACAGCAATCAGCGGCTTGCTGAGGGAGGAACAGAATGTCTGAACAGATAACACTTTTTGACGAGCCCTTGACCTCGGAAACTTTCGGAGACAAGCTGGAAGAGCTCCTTGAAGTCGCTCGTGAAAAGTCCGGCTATTACAAATTGCACGAAAGCGGAATGTACGAAGCGATGAAAGCTGCTCCAGAAAGCGAACTGTATAATATTTTGGAGTTAAAGAAAAGTAAATCTGGCGATATTAGTTTTTATTTTGACGGTCAGCTATACATAAAGTTTTTGACGAAAAAAGAAGCGCTGAACACTACAAGTGAATTGTTCGATGAATTTCTTGCGCTTTCGCAGGCTGAATATCTTAGCGGCAATGAAGCGCCTAAAAAGGGCGTGCGTGTATACTTGGCTCTTGACCAGCAATCCGAGTTTTTCAGACGTGCTCTTGAATATCTCATCAAGGTAAAAAAGCCCGTAAATCGTTTCGGTTGCTGTTCTCAGTATCAGAAATGTTCACAGGCAGGAAAGTGCCTGCATGAAAATCAGTACTATGCAAAGGGCTGCTACTATCGAGAAAACCTTGAGAATGGCAAGGTTTTCTACAAATAAAAAAACTCCTCTCGTGCTGGAACACGGGAGGAGCAGAAACGTGACAACATGCCATAAGCAAAGCCACCTACAAGCTTTATTATAGCATGTTGTCCCCGAAAAGTCAAGGAGGATAACATGGCAAGAATGAAAAACGCTGCCCGTAAAGATGGGCGTGTGCAGTCAAAAGTATACATCGGTGACGGAAAATACAAGTATGTTTATGCATCAAATAATAAAGAACTCCAGGAAAGAGTAACTGAACTTAAAACCAAATTGGGGAAGGGAATAGACATAACAGCCGAACGTGATACATTCGCGTACTGGGCTGAAAAGTGGCTAAAGCTTAAGAAAATACAGGTGTCATACGGACGATACAAGTCATATGAACGGAAGATAAACAACCTTGACGCAATCGCGCACATACCCGTCAGCAAGCTCCGTGTCGCCGATATTCAGGAAGCAATCATAGATATCGCCTTATGCAATCCGCACACCGGGAAGCCAACGGCGCGGCAAACCCTCGAGGAAATAAGGAACACAGCAGGTCAGATTCTTGATTTCGCTATCGAAAATCGCGTTATTGAATATAACTGCGCCCGGGCGGTAAAGATACCGTCAGAAGCTGAAACTCACAGCAAGGAAGCCCTGACAGACGAAATGCAGCGATGGGTCCGGGAAACTCCACATCGTGCGCAAACAGCTGCTATGATCATGTTGTATGCCGGTCTGCGCCGCGGTGAGCTTGTTCCTTTGCTCTGGCGCGACATAGATTTCAGCGCGGGGACAATATCTGTCAACAAGTCAGTTGAATTTATAAACGGAACGCCTAATCTGAAATCCGGCGGCAAGACGAAAGCTGCCATGAGAACGGTCTATATTCCCAGGTTGCTTGTGGATTACCTTAAGCCGCTCGCCGGAAACCCGTTCGCACTTGTTTGTCCTTCGGCCAAGGGGAAGCTGATGAGCGACTCTGCCTGGAAAAGATTGTGGAACAGTTACATTGCTGAACTCAATATCCGGTACGGTGATTTTGGCAAAAGCATTGAGTGGAACAAGAACAAAAGCGGGGAACCAATGAAAAGGGAAGCACCCAAATCGAGGTACGCCCCTGAGAAAATTCCAATCATTATTCCAAGATTTACGGCTCACTCTCTCAGGCATACTTACATTACAATGCTCTATAAGGCTGGCGTTGATGTCCTGACTGCAAAGGAACAGGCAGGACATGCAGATATATCGACTACACTTTCAATCTATACGCACCTTGATGCAGAGTACAAGAAAAAGACTATCACCAAGCTCGACGAGTACCTTTCCGGGAAAACTGAAGGCAGTAGTGATGGGTGTCAAATGGGTGTCAAGGCAAATGCGTAAACTGCATAGCAAAGCCGTTTACAATCGTTTTTTCACAACATTTGGGATGTTGAGGCCGCAGGTTCGAATCCTGTCACTCCGACCAATACCAAACGAGCTGAAGTCCAGTAAAAAAGGGGCTTCAGCTTTTTCTTTTCCTACAAACAAGTGATATGTCCATCACCAGTCCATCAAGAATCCGAAAGGCGAAGTGCGGAAGCGACTGTATCAGAAGCCCTGACTCGTGCGTCCTCAAGCATGTGGCAGTAAATATTAGAAGTAGTAGACACCGCCGAATGCCCGAGAACGCCGGACACGGTGACAATATCAACGCCGTTGCCGACAAGGAGCGAAGCGAACAAATGCCGGAACGAATGCAGACCGTAGAACGGAAGTCCGTTGCGCGCGCAGAACTTCTCCAGCCAGTGGTATGAGGTGTTAGGATGCTGAGGCTCGCCGGTTTCTTTGGTGAAGAGCCGACCAGACTCGACCCACTTGTCGCCGAAAATATCAGCCTGCCGGAGCTGGAAGTCACGCAGCTCACACAAAATATCCATGACCTCCTGCGGAAGCTTGAGTGTGCGCTTGGACTGCTCCGTTTTTGTGGTATCAGTGTAAGTTCCTCTGTCGGGGGTGTAGCACGAGGTGCGCCGGATGCTGATAAGACAGTTTGCAAAATCCACATCCCGCCATTCCAGACCAAGCAGTTCGCCCCTGCGGCAGCCGGAGTAAATGAGCAGGAAGAAAAACGCCCGGTACTTGACGGGCTCTTTCCTTAAAAGCTCCATTAGCCGCACCGTCTCCTCGACGGTGTATATTTTTTTCTCCTTTCTGACGAGTTTCGGAAGAACCACCCGAACGCATGGATTTTCGCGGACGATTCCCATGCGGACGGCATACGCAAAAATATCAGACACAAGACTGAGGACGTGCCTGACAGTTTTAGGCGACAGGGGCTTTCCGTTGACCTCGTTCGCTCCGTCCTTTGATAAAGAGTTTATGAACTCCTGAAGCTGCCGCACGGTTATTTTCTCCATGCTCGTATCGCCGATCGCCTTGTATACCCTCAGCCGCTGATGGTATAGAAAATTGAAAGTAGTGTTGCGGAGGTTCGACTTAGCATATTCGCTGAACCATTCCTCCGCAAATATCTCAAATTTGACCATGCCGCCTGCGGATCTGCTCCTGCATTCCTCCTCGAATATCACCGCCTGGCGGTTGAGTTCCTTTTCAACCTGCCGTTCGGACATTCCCGGCACGGGAGTCCACGTCATAGAACGGGATATCTGTGTTCCGTCCGGCTTGTAGCCGACCCCCACACGTATCTGATATGAGTTTCCGCGTTTTCTTATGTTAGCCATTTAAGCGCCTCCTTGAATATAAACGGCGCTTTCGCAGTTCCATTATACCATAGCAGAACGCAGATGTCCAGCAGAAAAAATCAGGAGGGATTGTAAATATCATTTGCCAGTCCCTCCAGATAGTTGATAAGCGCAGAGTACGGGACAAGCAGCTTGCCCCGTTTCCCCTCTCCTGTCCGCAGCGCCGGAATCTCCCCGCGCCGTATGAGCAGACGTATAGTGTGTTCTGACAGCCCCTGCGCCTCCTTTACGCATTCTCTGACGGTAAGCATCCTGCACCGCTCCGGCTTGGGTGCGGCAGGTACCTCCACCAGACCCTCCAGAATCATCGCCAGCCCGCGCAGAATATCATCCTTTTCCTGTTTCGTCATGTAGTCCCTCCAGTCTGTTGCCGGAAATATCAGACATAATAAAACGCCCGATATCCCGAAATATAAGCAGACCGCGGATAGTGCGCACCCGCCATGGGATATGACCCCCGCCCATTCCTGTGGGCAGCCGTCGCCGGAAGTATCATTGTCGGCAGATATCAGCGCTCGTTCCTTGAACGTCCCCGCGCCGGAACGTATTTTATCAGGAATATCATCGCACTTTCCATATCAGCCGTTTTGTAGTCTGCCATCGGTTGTCAAAGAACTTCGACCTCTTGGGTCACTCTGATTATACACCAAAACCCGGCAGCATTTCATAAATATCTTTTATAATAGAATAAAGGATAGCTGTAAAAACTGCAAATCATGTATGCTATAATCAGTATGGGCGGAAATATCAGCCTGATAATAAAACGGAGGGATGGAATGAAACAGATGAATAACAGAATACGTGAACTTCGCAGACGGTCTGGAATATCACAGGAAAAACTTGCAGCGGCGCTGAACCTTACACAGGCGAGCATAAGCCTCTACGAAACCAGCGGAAATATCCCGACAGATATGCTGGTAGCGATAGCGGAATATTTCCGAGTTTCAGTAGATTACCTGCTCTGTCGCACGGACGAGCAGCCGTCAGCCCTCACGGTAAGTACGGCGGAATATCACCTGCTGCAACTTTACCGCGGACTTCCGGGAAGATACCGTGAAGCAGTGAACGCCGCCGTACATACCATAAGGAAGCTGTAAATATCAAGTATCGCCGTGCGCGCTTCCTGCGGAGCGTATCTCAAGCTTGTCGACCCCCGCCATTACCCTTACCGCAGAACCATTTCCTCCAAGCTCGCGGTAGGGCTTGTAAAGGTAGTCGCAGAGATTTTCATACTCGTCAGAGGTTATCCACCCACGCTCTATGTAGAACATGCCAAGAGACAGAATACGGTCATGCGCCAGCCCGATGAGCATATCCCGCTTGCGATCCTTCCTCTCCGCTTTTTTAGAAAGAAACGCCCACAGCCCTGAAGAAGCCAGAACCGAGCTGAATACAGCGAGAACAATTTCAAACCAGTTATTCATTTCCACCTCCGGATATCATGCGTATCTTAAGTACATTCCATGGCTAGATGTCAACGGGGGAATACGAACAAAGCGCATGCTCCCGCTGCCGAGAATCTCAGGCGGTGTGCTACTGCCCTCCCAGCCCGTTAAACGGAAAATATCCTTGAATAGCGTTCCACTGTACACGTCTATAGACTGCACCAGTGTCGATGTTTTGTTAGAACTTTTATAGGAACCATCAATATCAACTGTAGTACTTTCTCCTCCCGTTCCGGTTGACCCCGGCAGATACATTTTAGTGCTATTGCTATTAGAACACAACCCCGTATAATTAGGCTTTGCAGTCCCGTCATATGAATTTCTCGCCCATGTATAACGCCAGTTGTTATTAGAAGCAGCTATATGAACAGAACCGCCAGGTGAAGTATACACCTTTCCTGTAATAGTGTCGTCATTACAATTAACACCAGTACAAAAAGTTGTCACACCGCCTGCTTTCATTGCCATATCAAAGAAAGTATTGCCACTGACGGTATAACGGGCAAAACCTACAGAAAAACCAGCAGGATCGTCCAGGAATACCGATGTGTCGTTCACCCTCCACTTGCCGCCGAGAATTCCCGCAAGAACAGCATATATATTGTCCTTTGTAGCGTTAAGTTCTGTAACCATAATATCCTCCTTACAATTCTGTCGGCGTCAGGATAACTGGAACGATAATGCTCATATCAGTGCCAGTACCATAAACGTCAGCCAGTATACCTATTTCATTGTTGATATCGGACGAAACTTTTTCCGTTGATACATACAGCGGCTGCATAGCAAGCCCGGTTATAAGCCCCTTTTTGTATTCGTCAGTCATAGCTTACGCTGATGCTCCTTCCTGTTGATTTGTTGGTTATGGAAGATATAGCCCCGTCCGCCCCATTTTGAATTGTGAAGCTGTTTTCGTAGGTCAGCCCTTTTTCGTCCTTGAATGTCAGGTCAAATCCGGTGCCGCCGTGGAACTTTATACCAGTCGTATATGCGGAAGCCGACATAGTGCCGGAAGATGTTCCTCCGGAAGCCGACCCTCCTCCCATAAGTCCTGCAGCAAGCGGTGTGACGTTCTCAGACCCCTCGCCCACGTGGTTCTCTACTCCGGTTATCGCACCTCCGGACACCTTGACATACGCAAGACAGTACTGGTACACCCCAAGATCGTCACTGTTTGTGAGCGACACCTTGTTGCCGGCAGCCATTGCGAATATTGAGTTGGTCCTCTGCTTCTTGTTGACCTGCAATATAATCGCCGTAATGGGAGCGTCCTTGTCGACAGATACGGCTATAGCCTTGTCAAGTATCGTCCATGTTCCGTTGAGCCACGCCTTTCCGGTATTCACCTTGACCTTGAGTTCAGCGTATTTCGTGACCTTGAACTGCTTTCCATAGGTCGGAAATACACCGTCAGATATCAGACCGTCAAACATTGCGCCAAAATCTTCAGCGTCATAGGTGCGGTCGTAAGAGCCGTTCACCAGCTCCGCATTGTAGAATCCGTAAGTCAGTGCCATTAAATATCAACCTCCTCGCTGTCGTCTGCGCTTTCAAACGACTGATATTGCTCAAACCCGTCCACGCCTGTTGAAAATGTGGCTTCTGTGACACGCGACGGCACACCTGACGATAGTCCCGTATCAAGCGTTACGATATCGCCGAGGGTGAAATTCACTCCGTATTGAAACTGCCCGTCCGTGCTGTCGGTCTTTCCGTTGACGGTCCCAGTCACTCGGTGCTCCGTCAGCTTTTCCTTTCCCTCGTTCCGGAGTACGGCGGCATATTGCTCGGAAGTCAGCGTGACCGACTTTCCGGCGCTGTCCGTAGTCTTGTATTTTGCAGAGGACTTCACCGCAAGCTCCCGACGATTTATCCCGACAGCCTTCCCGCCGGAGTCGTCCGAATCCACATCAAGATATACCTTTCCGGCATCAGCGTCCTCTCCGCCGACAATGAGTGCAGCATTGCGGTAGTCCTTGACTGACTTAAGGAACTGGCACTCTGCGATGTTGTTCATAGCCTCCGAAAATATCACGACAGCCGACTTGTCACGTCCGTTGAACAGGCTGAACGACAGTTTTCCGTCAATAAGTCTCAGCCGCCACCCGATGTGATTTTTCTTGCACATCTCGCACAGAACATCATATAGGCTCTCACCCTGATGCTGCGCTTCGACCTTTATTGCCGAAATATCAGCGTCCCCCGAAGCCGAAAATATAAAATTGTCGATTTTCCGGTAATCGTTTTTCGGCGATATCACTGCATTGTCCAGCAGAATTTTTATATAGTCCTCTATCAGCGTATCCTTGACATAGACGTATTCATAGATGACCCGTCTGTCAAGCAGCACTTCCAGTGACCTGCCAGTGACAGTAACAATATTCTCATCGTCGCTTGTCCGGTCTATCTGCATGGATTCTATCACCATAGCCCGGTCAGAGCGGTCGTAGGTGATATAAAGCCCCACCGCCATCTTAGCCGGCAGATATGCAAGCGGGAGCTTCAGCTCAAAATCCCCCGCCTCGTAGTATCTGTCCGTCCAGATGAACGATGTGTAAATATCAATGACCGCCACCGGAGTGAATTTGCTGTTAAGCAACCTTATCTCCATTATATGCCCTCGTATCTTATAACTGTCCGGACTGAAACGTCGATGTTCTCCTGCCCCTCGTCCGCAGTGACAGCAAAATCATTCTCGCCGTGAACTATCTCTATCCAGTCCGAGCCTGCCGCAATGCAGTTGAGGATATTGCTCCCGCTTGAAGAGGCCGCGCCGTTTGACGATTTCGCCAGCAGGACCTGCTTGCTTCCGGGATTGGTGTTTATCTGTATGCGGTCTGCGTTTTTCAGCTTGTAGCCGCCGGAAAACAGGGAAGTGTCAATAATGAGCTTCTGCCCGGTCGTCTTGTTCTCCACGGTTATCTTTCCGCTTACAGTACCCAGAAAACTAAGCATGATGACAACGCCCGTACGCCCCTCGCCGTCGTAATTGAACGATTTTGTGAGCCTGCGGGTTATCTTTCCCATTATAACAGTCTTGCCGTCCGTGCCCTCGTTTGCAAACGGGAAATGGAACGCGCCGACCTTTGCAAGGAAAGACACTTTCTGGCTCGTTGAGCTGTCGTAGAAATACGGATCAGGACATATGACGGAAATCTGTGTGCTTTCCCGCTGATTGAAAATATCCGGCTCGTTGCTCTCCACATATCCGTCGATTGCCGCTTCCCGGTTGTCAGTGACAAATCGGAGCGTTATCCGCTCCTTTACCGGAAAATACTGATAGGTCCTCTGCCGTATGGTCTCAACGCTGTCATTTCCACGGCTGACAAATATCATGCCGAGAACTATGTTTCTTGTATCCACCCTCGCAGAGTTGAACACCGCACCGTCCCTTGAAGCATAACTTGTAACGCTTATGTTTGCCTTGACCGGGCCAAGCCCGGATATGCCGCTTATCGCAAAGCCGCTCGCCCACGGGTCGGAAAGGGATATCAGCAGGGACTCGCCCTTTGCGTTCGTAACGGTAACACTCTTTATCATCTTATCACCTCCATCATGCGGGAGAACTGGTTGTGAGTCTGGCGGTAAATGGTCTTTGCGTCCAGAGATTTCGGAGCCGTGATGTTCTGCGTGAAGCTGAAGCTTCTGGAGCTGCCCTGCGCCGAAATATCAGCCTGCTGACGTTCACGGGTAACGCTTATGCCAGCGTCAATGGTCATAGCCTGTTTTCTGCTGAGAAGCGCGTCTATCTTTCCGGCATTTCCCTGAAGCTCCGAAAGGTCAAGCACCGGAGTTATGACAGGTGAAGGGTCAATATCTCCATTAATAATGTCGGATATCTTCCCCACAGCAGCGCTTATGCCGCCCATAGCAGAAGAGCCGATATCCTCGCCCGCCGACCATGAAATATCAGTGTAACCAGAAAGGGCGTTCACGAACCCCTCTCCGGTGAACCTGCCTATTTTGTTGAACACACGAGACGGGGAATGGATATCAAGCTCGTCCCGGGCAGCCTCAGCCGCAGCGGAAGCCATCTCCCGTGCCGCCTTCTCAGCCTCGGGAATATAAACCCTGATACCCTCCGCAATGCCGCCAACTATGTTCTTTCCAGCCGTGCGGAACTTGTCAGCAGAATTATAAGCGGCCTCAACAACCCTCCCGAACGTGTCCGAAAGCGCTGAAACGAGCAGATCGCCGGCATTTCTGGCAGCGTTTCCGGCTTTTCTCATCATAGCCTGCATTGCTGTCTGTATCCTGCGCACTGCGTCATCGCCGTTGAATGTCTGTACAAACCCGTCCACACCGTCAGAAGCAGTCTGCTTAAGAGCCTGCGACAGCGCCGAGAATCCCGTGTAGTTCTCTTTCTGAATATCCCGGTTGAAATATATCAGTTTCCGCACTGAGCGTATCGGCATATCCATATCCACCCCGGAAAGCGTCCCCGCAAAGTCAGCCGAAGCCCCCGCAGCGCCGGAAGCAGCCTCCATGAACGCCGAAATATCCACCGCCTGCGGTATCACTGCGGTCATATCGGCAAGATTTTTCCCAGCATCAGCCGCAGCGGTGACAGCCGGAATATCAAGCCCGGTAACGTTGTCAGAAAACGCCTGTATGCTCGTTCCGAACGAAGCTATCTGCGAGCCGAACGAAGCCAGACTGTTCTCCCCGACAAACCACGCCTTAATTCCACCCTCGTTGGGTACGACATCAGTAAGAGAAGCCATGATTTCGCCAGCCTCGACAGCAGCTTTCACCCGGTCGGTGTCTATATCCCTGACATTAGCTGAGAACTCACTCAGACTTGCGCCAAATCCGGCGATATCCCCGCCGAAGTGCACCAGGCTCTTTTCTCCGGCGAACCATTGCGCCACGCCGTTTGCGTTAGGGATGACATCAGTCAGCCCCGCAAATATCTTTCCCGCCTCAACGGCAGTAGAAACCTTTTCCGGGTCGATACCGGCGGCATTGTCGGAAAACTCTTTCAGCCTGCCGCCGAAATCAGCAATTTCAGCCCCGAATTTCGAAAGGCTCTTCTCGCCTGCAAACCACTGTGCAACACCATTAGTGCTTGGCACCATGTTGGTCATGTCACAAAGCGCCTTGCCTGCCTCTGAAGCTGCAATGATGTTCTCAGGAGAAACATCGGCCGTGACCTCAGAGAACGAAGCAAGCCCAAGACCAAGCGAAACAATATCATTTCCGAACTTAGAGATACTGTTTTCACCCGCGAACCAGCTTGCAACACCACCCTCGTTAGGGATAGCGGAAGTCATGTCACAAAGTGCCTT